AGAGTCTGCCGCTTTTTTGTTAGCCGCGACAATCTTTTGCGCTGCCCCCGCTAGGTTCGTAACTGTTCTCTGGTTAGCCGTAGCAAGACCATACCATGCGGCAGTCGTAGCCCCAACCGCACGGGCTTGTGCAATAAGTGCGAAAGTAATCCCTAGAATTCCCCCAATTATTTTGGTGCCGAGGAATATCTGGAATACCGTAAGTAGAGGCCCCACAACGATACTAAGCCCTGACAGAGTTTTGACTAGGCCGATTACCGCAGAGGAGATAGCTCCGAAGTACCCGGCAAGGCTACTGAAGAACTCGATAATCGCGGGGTCTTTAGCCCATTCCTGCATTTGCTTGGCTAACTGGGTCAGGTAGGGTAATGCCTTGCGTCCGACCGTCTCCGCGATGCCGGTGAACACGTTTATCAGGACTTGCCCCTGCGCGATGAGGCCAGTCATGACACGCTCTTGTTCCTTGATAGCCGACTTGCCTACATCAAAGCCTACATTGGCTTCTGCTAGATGCTTGTTCAGCAACACGTACCCAGAGTCCGCATCCTTTATCAGCGAGGTTACTAGGGCAAAGATACGCCCCCCGCCACTGATCTGCTGCGCGAAGGTAGAGCGCTGTACGTTACCCATCTTGGACAGGGCATTGAGGTAGAGCTTGAGCGCCCCCACCCCGTCTTTTTCCACCGTTGCGGCAAACTTCTCAACAGGCATACCCAGAATAGGGGCGATAGCTGCGGCTTTAGCCTGCAAGGACAGAAAGATTTTATTGAAGGAAGTACCTACGGTTTCCACCGTGAGGCCAAGGTCGCGTCCGGTAGCCGCCAAGGCAGCGGCTTGTTTGATCCCGAGCGTGCCACCGGCAGTACCTATGCGCTGGACCATGTCAATCAGGTCTGCGCCTTTTGCGGTGGAGTTATTGGATATCTCGTTAAGCAGGGAGGATATTTTCTCTGCTTCGCTGATATTGATCTTGAAGATGTTGGTCAGGCGTCCGAGAGCATCCCCGGATTCCTGCGCAGTAATGTCGAGTACCGAGGATAGGCGGCTGGCCGCTTCCGTAAAGATAAGGATGCCGGATACCCCTTCGGTACCCAGCCCCATTTGACCCCCGGCAGCGGCAATCTTTGCGAGGTCGTCGGCAGAAACATTGAGGTTATAGGACAGCTTCTTTAAGCCATCACCAAGAACGGTAAGCTGACTATCGGTAAATTCCGTAGTCTTGCCTACGTTCAAGAGTTCTCTCTGGAAGGTAGCAGCAGCCTTGATCGGGAAGGCTACAACACTGATAGCCGCTAGGGATGCGGTAACAGCCCCCACAAAGCGGATAATGTTCGACTCAATACCTTTCAGTACCTTTGTCGTCTCGTCCTTGCCTTCGACTATTACCTGCAACGTACTAACTGCGTCAGCCATCATCAACCCCTAGTGATTTAATATACTCGTCAAATCCCTTACCCGAAAAAGAGATGCCTATTGCGTTCACAAGGTCTGAAACCTCCCCACGGCGGCGGTAGGCAGCGCGGCGTTGTGCTCCTTCGGTATAGAGAAATACTTTATCAAGGGGCATACGAAATATCTCTACCTCGCTAAACCCCTCCGAAACTAATGTAATGATGCCATCAACAAAATTCTTGGTTAGTGCCCTTGGCTCACTAGCACGCCCTGAAGGAGCGGAAGGACACGGTTCATAAAAAAATCTCGATTGACCTCAACAATCTTGATGAGTACCGCCAGCAAATCATCAATAGCGAGGGACTTGACGGCGTCTGCGGACTGCAGCGAAGTCGTGTTTCCCGCGAGTTCGTAAATGTCATCCGTGTAGTTTGCAATCAAGTTCAAAATAAAACTGACATCATCGACCTTGGCTAGCAGCCTGTCCTTGATACCTTCCGAATCCTGCAACGACAACCCCAGATCGCCGGATACTTTCGCGGCGAAGCGCAGCAACTTGGGCAAACTATACCCGTCACACACCCGTATACCTACCTCCTCCGTAGTGGAGAGGATCACCGTTGCGGTGTTTCCATCAATGATGGTCCGCATTACATCGCCAATACTGCGCTCTTTAGTCATTACAATCACCTATACCTAAATTTATCGGGGGGAATGTCCCTGCTACGCCGCGTAGTCTACACCAACTATCGGGGTATCAGCAACGTAGTAGCTATACCGAACCCACAAACAATAACGGCCCCCTAGAGTGGGGGCCGCTATCTAGCAGGCTACTTGCTGGTTATCAGGCAGCAACATTACGCTGCCGGAAGAACTTACTTGCGCCGCCAGCAACGATGAACGAGTCAGCCAGCAACGTGCCGCCCATGTCGATTGAAGCAATTTCATCGTTGATGAGCGTGTAGCCCGTCAGCGGGTCGAACTGGCCCTTGAACATATCGATAAGCACGCGGGAGCCATCAACCGTGTTAAGGCCCTCGAAACGCAACCAGCGCTCGGGGGATACCGACTGGGTAAAGGCTTCCAAGTTGGTGTAGGCAGCGTGCGTGTAGCTAACCTTCAGCGTAGCCCCCTCAATCGGTGTTGCGCCACTTGCCGGGAAGATCAACGTACCGTTCTTGGCATCGACGGTGTAGTCAGTACCCAGAAGGTACGTAGTTACAGCGGTAGTGTCCTTGACCACTACGAGGGTGACATCAGGGTGCGCCAGCGGCATACGCATACCCTTATAGAACTTGACTTCCTCTGCGACAATCGACCCCAGAGCCACAGTAGCAACGTCGCCGTACAAGCCAATCGCCAGATTGTCGATAGAGACGTTCTCCATCTTCATTTTGAATTTGCCCTTCTTTTCCTTGACCAGCGTAAGGTCCAGCAGTCGATTGCCCGACTCCGATTCCTTGTGCTCAAACTTGGTAACTTCGATGTCAATCGAAAGTTCAGGCACGTTGCCGATGTTCACAAAACCGAGGGGATTACCGGTTGCTGCATCACGCTTGGCGCTGTACAGGCTACCTTGGCCGGAGAAATAATAATTTGCCATCTTTGCTGCTCCTTAATAGTTAAATTGAATTGCCTACAACAGAAATAACCGTTTGCCAAACCTGTGAGTAAAACGCTATACCATCCCCAGATGCAGCCGGTTCCGGTTTCTCTCCCATAAAGCGCCATGGTCTAGTATTTACACCTCTATAGCCAATGATACGACTACGCAGGCCGTCGAGCAGGGACGTAGCTTGCGGCTTGGTATCGTCTTGCCCACCGTAATGATACTGTATTGCCAGCATTACTGTAAACTGCATTGAAACAAGTGCAGCCGCGTGACTACCAGAAGATACGGGAGTAGCTACATTGCCCCCGCCCTGCTTATCCGTGGGTACTGCGCCATCGTAGGCTACACCGGCAAGGGGAAAGTTCAGCCCCTGCCCTTCCGATTGTATTGCAAGATCATCGAAGCTGAAGGAAGAAAAGCCGCTATCAGCAAATGCGGGTACGCCCCGGACTAGCGCGGACAGTTCTTCCTGAAGTTTGTCTATTGTCGGGATTGCCATCACTATGCCTTTGCAATCGATTTCAATCTACGGCGAAGAGCGCCGCCGATAGAGGCTACGTCCAGCGTACTCAGGCCGATAAACTGGCGCTGGGGTTGCACATCGTAGCCGTAGTTATGAATACGTCCGTAAAAGGCTTCTACCGGGGAATCCACACCGATACGAAAGCCTAGCCCGGTATTACCTGCCAGCAAACCAAAGTTGCCGCCCTGAATAATGTGGAGGGCCCCCAGCAAATTGCCTGTAGCCTGTAGTGGAGCCTTGGGTTTTGCATACCCTTTCCTACGCTTGGCACTAACAGTGTCCGGGTCCAACTCAGGCCACTTAGAACCGTCCGGGGCAACCCCGGCCATGAAGCGAGCACGAACCCGCTTTTCGAGAAGTTTTGCTAACTGAGCATCATCGACTATACCTGCAGCCTTAGCACCTACCCTCTTTAACTTCTGGATAAGTGCGGGGGTGCCCTGAACCTTACTGGTATCAGTCATTGACTACACTTAACGTGGGAAACGCTACGTGCATTCTCGGGCGCTTGTGCGAATTGATAATCATCGAGCCAATCGTTCGGATTTCATTCGACACCGCCGCGACTGATTTGTCCTTGCGGTTAGCCGGGGAAGACACGAAGGTATTCTGCACATGAACCGCCGTAGCGATAGCTGCCTCGCGTAACCACTGCGGTACAGAAAGAATGTCGGTTTCATCGGGCACCAAGGGGAAACCGGAGGTGTACGACACCGAGAGTAGGCAATCACCCTCCGCGACGGCTTTACGCAGGGTAATAGTGCCTAAATCCGCATTTAACGGTAGAGGACAGGCGGACCACAACTGTAGAGATATCGAGAAAGCAGTTGGTGAGGCGATAACACAACCCGCCACCAACAGTATCGAAGTAGTCTGTGACTTCCTGCTCACGGAAGCCTGTTTCAAGCAGGCACTCCAGAATAGGATACGACAACTCCAAGGACTGCCCCGCGTTAGCAGTAGAACCGGGGTTAGGAACAACCCCCATGGTTTGCAACACTTCCAGTGCTGATGCTAGTTTCATCCTTGGGCCTCGTAGTTAGGCGGTATTACTTTTTGCTACGGGCGACACGGTTCGGGCGAGCCTTCGGGGCGTCTTCCTCATCGTCGTCTTCCATGACCGGGGCGGCAGCTTCCTCGTCGGAGACCGTAACCCAGATATCGTGTTCGTTGTTCAGTGCGTCGTATTTCTTGTCGGCAAGCAGGACATCGGCAGCGGCCTCATCGACCGAAACGATCTGGCCTTTTTCAACAACATTGCCGTCATTGACGAGGGGGCACGAATAGCGGTCTGCATTGACCAGTTTGAGATTAACCTTGGTGGACATTTTGTTACTCCTTATACCGTTTGAAATTGATTGCAAAAAATTACGCCCAATTACGGGCAGAACTTACGTCAGCTACGAAGTGCATTGGTACTTTAAGAAATGTTGCAATATCTGTATGCCTACACCCTTGAACTAAGTAGGCCCTAGTTTCATCTACATGCTGACTGTACTTTGATCTTGGGTTATGCGCACCTTTATGGGTTTTAAGGCCCATGGTAAAAGCGTGCTGCAGGTTATACGAACGGGTACAGTACTCTAAGTTAGCAATACCATTATGCTTCTTAACCCCGTCAATATGGTTTACGTCCCGGCCCCCACAAACCTCAGAAGAAAATGCAGAAATTACTAATTTATGCACTTTATAGTTCGTAGCTACACCATCAACCGTAAGAATTACGAATAAATAGCCCCCCTTAGCTATACCGGGGGAAAGAACCCGCCCTGTAGTGGAGTTACGTACCCTACCTAAGTCGGATACCTCATAAACACCCAAAGAGGGTGCCCATGTCTCCACACGAGAGCGAGTTACTCGCATCATTTCTTGTTGAACCAGAAGAGGATAACCTGATTCGTTACGCCCACGGTAGCTACACCACCGGTAACGGTACCGCCTGCCAAAACCGCGCCAGAGGCCACGGCGCGAGCATTACCAACCAGCGTGTAGGCATTAGCAGCAACGCCTTCAGCAACGGCACGGACAGTGACTACGTTCGTCGCCGGGGTAGCAAGGACAAGGGACACATCCTTGGAGTTCTGGCGAGAATTGATCGCAGCAGCAAGCGCAGCCGCATCGGCGGTATCGTTACCGGCAATACTGAACTGCGTATTGTTGGCAGCAACCCCGGCAACCGCCGTATAGACTTGACCCTGCACAGTAACCGTATCGGCAGCAAGCACGCCGGTAAGGGTCAGCGTGCCGGAAGCGCGGGTATCAATGATCGTCGTGGTACCGGTAACGTCAGTGATAGTGCCAGTGGCGTTGTTGAGGGCAGCGACAATGGTATCTTCGGGGCGGATAGCTGCGAGGTCATTCTTGACCCCCGCACCCTTACCGGCCAGAAGGGTGATGTTGAGCCCTTGCAACTCGGCAATCGCGGCGAGGGCAGAAACGCCAACGCCGGTACTTGCGAGGTTATTCAAACTGTTCAGCATGTATTTCTCCTTATGCAATCAATTTCAAATTTCGGTGCAGCGAGACATGCTCCCTAGCCGACATAACTACTAAATTGTCTATTCGGTTATCTGCCTTGTTGCCGTTAGCGTGGTGAACTACTTCATTATCACCGTTATTCTTGCCGTAGTAAAGTAAATATCTAGCTAAGCGTTTCTCTGCCAGTAGTACATGCTCCTCTACCCTGCCTCCGCGAGCTTTTGGGTGATCTGGGGCATACACGTACCAGTAGCCCCTGCTAGGTTGAAACCTTCGGTGCCCCGCAAAATTCGGGCTGGCCTCTCCGGGGGCTATATTTGGCGAGTGCCCTTTACAGTATCGTACAGGTTCTCCACTAAATGTTATACGTGCCCCATCCGGCCCTACCCTAGTCGCCGCAGCTACTTCTGGTACTCCACCGCAACCACAATGACACAATCCGTAGTGCTTACAATCTACTGTACCGCAGATACATCTATGATCCGCCGCTCGTCTAACCATCTCCGCAACTACTGAGGCATTCTTGCTACCTTTACGGATACCTACAGTAAGTCGATGCCCCGGTAAGAATCTAGCAGGCAGCCCAGAGATAGTGCACGGTGGTGTAGTGCTATGGGCTGTCTTTACCGATGCTTCGGTTACCCCGCCGCACCCACAATGACATACCCCTTGATTACTGCAACCAACCGTGCCGCAAATACATCTATGCTCTGTGAGATACTGCCAACCAATCCAGTCTGATCTACGATTACAGTTACTGCTTTTAAGTACTGCCCAATACCGCAAAGTCTTCACCATAATGCCCCCAACGAGTTAACGAAGGGGGCATCATACTACCTTTTAATTATTAGTGCAACTAACATCAGATATTTGTATATTTCACGCACGCCAACTCGTCTTCGATCTGGGTAGCCACGCGGCAGGTCAGAACGATGATGTACTCACGGGAACGGATGTCCTTGTCAGTTTCGACGCGGATGTCACGCTGGATGCCGAACAGCAGATTCTGCGGGAAGGTGAAGATACCGGAGTTACCGGCACCAATCGCGGCCAGCATCGGAGCGGTCTCGACAGCGACACCGTACGCATAAATCGGCTGGGTACCTTGCAGCATCGAGTCACCGTAACCGGTAGCACGCTGGGCCACGTTGTCGCGGTACTTGATGCCATTGGCGACGGAGACGAAATGCTTCATCTGGTTCAGGTTGCGGTGATAGCGCTGTGGCATGGTCAGCAGGCCGTTTTTGAAGACGGTCGGGGAGACGCCAGCCGAAGCGTTATTCACCACGTTGGAGGTCATGCGTTTGAGGTAGCCATCAACCAGCGCGAGGTACGCATCGCCGGAAGCGGTATCGCCAGCAAGAACCAATTCTTCCAAGTCGATAGCAGCACGCTCACCGATGAGGCGCATGATGTGTGACTCGAAAGACTGGCCTTCGATGTTGTCTTCCAGCACTTCGTACGGGA